GTATTAGCGTCTTGTCTACTTACTTTATTAACAGAACCAATTTGAGTAACAGTTTTATCTTGATTGCCCAACGCAATAGCAGGTTTACGAGCCATAACTATTTCTTCTTCTTATTTGTTTTAGCGACATGTTTAATTGCTTTATCAATTTTAGGCATCTTCCAAGCATGGCTTTCACTAACAGTGTCAGCCATTGAACGGGCGGAAGATTTAGAACCCCTAGGATACATACTGCGTACAGCCTTAGTTGCACGAGTCATAGAAGCAGACTGTGCCTTGCCTGTACTTGGCATGCCATAACCAGACAACTGCCCGTAATCCTTACCTTCAATTGCTGGTTTTCTTTTTGAAGCCATCTTACTTTGTCCTAGCCTATTTGTTTATAATGTTTATGTGAACAAGACAATGGGGGGACACACCATAGTGTGACCCCCCATAATGCCCAATTTAGTTACGCTGTTTTAGCGGTCAACTTAGCCTGACGCTTACGGTTACGGACCGTGAGGTTTCCGTAGCACAAGATAAGCGCATAACGGGCATCCATGTTCTCAGGGCGAACAAACGCCGTGTTTTCAAACCACTTACCAGAGTGACCAACAAGTGAGATGTACTTTGAGTTGATGAAATACATGATTCCAGCAGGACAATGAACATCGTAAGTTACAGGAGAAGCCTTGAAAAGCAGGTTCTGGAAACCAGCATCCGCAGTCTTGGTGTCAGTGTAACGCAGTTGTGGCTGCAGAAGTGACTCGTACTTTTCGTACAGTGTCTGTGTGGTGAGAACCATGTCTGGATGGTCATTACCAACAGATGCTGAGTTGTAAGCAGTAGCCATTTGTCCAAGAGTCAAAGCACCAGCAGTGTTTTCCTCGTATGAACGCCAGTATTCGTTACCAGCAGTAGCCGAGTTAATTCCACCAACAGTGTTGCCGTTTTCAATCAAGTTTCCAAGACCGTTCCATGCGTTAGTAGCAGAACCGTCAGCAAAGAACATCTGGTTGAAACCTTCACGCATTGATTCCTCAGCCTGCATGATTTTGGCTTCCAGCAAGTTAATAACTTCCTGTTCTCCGTTGTTCTTGGCTTCTTCAATACCAGAAATAGCGATTGAAGCAGCGTACTGCTTCCAATCAAATTCTGCTGCTGAAATACCAGTCTGAGGTGTAAGTGAAATGGTGTCGTAGCCAGAGTATGCAGCAACAGTGGTGTTCAAACCATGAACGAGAGGTTCAATAATTTTAGAACCGCCGTTAAGCATACGGATACGACCCTTATTCATAAGGTGATAGGTCAACGGACGAGCCGAAAACACATTGTCTGTGAGTTGGTCACGATAGTTGGCGAGTGTAGTAGTTAGAATTGCATCAAAATTCGGGTTAGACATGATTTAATTTTCCTTTTAGTTAGTTTGCTAATAGTTGTCGTTTGGCTGCAGCCCAAGCATCTGACACGCTGTTAATAGAAGTAGCAGATTCATCTGTGGTACTTGCAGTGGCAGAACTGCCACCAGAAATAACACTCGCATCACGCTTAGCCTGTGTCACTTCAGATTCTCTGAGTTGTGACTGGGCTGTAGCCTGAGACTGTAATTCTCTTTGCTTCATAATAACATCAAAAGCCATTTGCTTATATGTTGCTTCCAAATCAGTTGAACCACTGCGGATTGCAGCCTGAACAACTTGGTTTGTATCAAAATCCTCATACTTGGACTGAAGGCGAGAAATTTCTTTCTCAATCTCCTGCTGGGACTGTTGCTCCTCAAACTGTGCAAGCCGTTTATCAAGTTGGGACATTCTCGCATCTACAGGGTCCATATCCTCATCATATGAGTCAACCATTTGCTGTGCTTGCGCCTCAGAAATGCCGTAATGGTTCCGTAAAAGATTGATGGTTCCAGCAGGGTCGTTCTCCAGAGCAGTTTGTAGCGTGGAAGCAAACTGTAAAGCCTGCCTTTGTTCCGCTAACTCCTGTGTCTTTTGAGTGTAGTCTGCTTGTCTTTGATAACCAGCGATAGCCTCAGTGAAAGAAACTTCTTGTTCCTCACCATTTAGTTTAACTGGTACTCTATAATTAGAATATTCAGTTGGGTCTAAATACTGCTTTTCTGTGGTTTCAATTGCCTCGCTGGAATCAGTTGACCCTATTGTGGGTTCTGCGTCAGGTGCGGGTGCGAAAGTATCGCTCATTTTTTTCTCCTAGAGTCCAAAGGTTGCTCTATATATGAGATACCCGTTCCTTTTTGGAACTGGTATCATTCTGGTATCACTGTTGTGGGGGCTGTTGTGCCATCATGGCAGCAATTTCAGGTGGCAAACCCTGTGGTGGACCGCCCTGAGGAGGCATACCACCCTCTGGAGGCATGCCATCTTGTGGTGGTTGTCCCTGCATCGCTGGGTCCATAGGTGGTGGAGGCGCAGACAAGAACTTCTCTGGGTTCTTAACATCAAAACCAACTCGCAATACATGAGCAGCAAGTTCTTGCATGTTAATAATGCCAGCCCCAGCAAAAGGAACCATAGCGTCAACAAGTTGCAAAGCACCTTGGCGACGCACAGCCTCGTTATTTGGCTTGGTAGAACCACCAACAACCTCAAAATCAAAGTCACCCTCAAGGTAATCACGGTCAAACTGAACCCAAGCAGGTTCTCCATCTTTACCAGTGACACGGACAACCTGTTCGCCAGTCATGTACTGCTGAGCCAACATAAGCATGTTTTTGGCAACTTTAGAAATAGCAAGTTCAATAATAGAAAGTTTGTCGGCTGTGCGGGCATTAGCAGCGTCAGTAATGGCTGAGACTTCAGTAGCAGTACGACGGATTTCAGGAAGTCCACCAGTCATAAACTCAGGCAAACCAGTAATACGGTCAATATCACTAGAAATCAACTGTGACTGATTATAAAACTCTGGTGGGCTAATAACTGCAGGAAAGGCAACGACAACACCGCCTAGTGGTTCATCACTAGACACTGGAACCATCACATTATCTTCATCAGACTCAAGTGCGGTACGACCAAACTGGTCAAACGCTGATTCTTTATAAAGATACTTACGACTGAAACGCTTGCGGTGGTTCATCATTTGAGAACGAGTCTCATTCAATTCACGCTGTAGTGGTTCAATCTGTTCCAAGTCACCAATAGGGTAAAAACAATCAGGAACATCAAAGTTACGAATCATAATAAACGGATGCCCAAAAGCATACGGAATTTTAGTAGGTTTAATAAGGAAACTTTCACCACCAATAGCAAACACACTAAGGGTACGGTCCACAATATTGTAATATTCCCAAATTTCGGCATAACCATAATTCTTGTCATACACCTTACGAGAACTAGGGTCCTCGGAGTAACGAGACACAGCCATAACCTCAACATCATCCCGTGCAGCCTTGTTATAACGCTTATCGGACTTTACATCAGCAATAGGACGACGGATGCGCTGGGCAATCCACTTTGCATCGTGCATACTTGTAGCATCAGAGTCAATAAACACATCAAACGGGGAAACACGCTCAGCAAACGGCGAATCTGTCAAAATAACAGTGTTTGGATGTCCTTCGCCACCTGATTGTGGGTCGTTGTCGTCGCCTTCTTCGCCAACTGCTGATTCTTCAACAAAACGATAACCAGTTTTAATCCAACCATGCCCCATAATAAGCAAGTCTTTAACAGCACGACGAAACTCGTCTTTAATCTCACGATGTTTCCACCAATAGTTAACTACCGCCTCGGCAATGACTGCCTGAGCAGCATTGTCGGGGCTGACAGCATTAACCGTAATTTTAGGATAGTTAACAGCAATAGCAGGAGCAATAACATTGATAGTTGAAAATGAAATGTTAATCAACATTCTATCTTCATTGCTGTACTGGTCGTAATGCTTACCTTTGTATAGGTCAACAAGACGACGCCAGACAGCATCGTACCCCTCATCCTTGCGCCACTTTTTAGATGCTTCTAAATGCTGGCGGTACTCTGTTAGTTTGTCAGATGAGGGTTTACGAGCCATTATTTACTTTGTACGACCAAAAGCAGCATCGCTAGGATTCAACCAACGCACCACAGGAGGCAAGAAAGCAGCCACTACAGCAGCCCACAAAGCCTTGGGAGAGGTTTCACCAGCAATAACAACCGTTAGTACGGTTGCTGTTGCGGAACGGGCATATGATGCCAAAGCACATTTGTTTTCTTTACTAATTTTCATTTTTCTTCTTTTCCTTTATGCCAGCCAATATGACCGTCAACTTTAGTTCCAACTTCATCAACCTTGTAAAGAACCCGATTAAGTAGTTCCCGTCCCTCGGCATGTTGGCTTGTGTTTTCATTACGCAACTTCTGCATAACAACCATTATAGGTCCACCAATGATGGCAACAATAATGGGCACAAACCATGTTTCCATTAGAAGCCGTAATCTTTTGCAGGGGCAATCGTCATGCCTTTAGCCTTGGCGTCCGCAAACATCTTATCTTGCTTCTCACGAACAGTGTCACCGTGGAAATTTTCCTTGCCGTAAGTAAAACCAAGGTTAATACTACGCACATGGCATTTAAAACAAATATGACCACGGCGTTGGGCACCTTCTGCAGTACAAGATTTACCACATTCCAAACAATTGTACTCATATAAACCCATAATAATAGATTAGTTGTTCCTTATTGGTAATTTGCGGTCTTGGAACGAATATTATGACCACCAATTGGTGTTTTACCTGAACTAACTTCGCTATAAAGGTGCTGTTCCCACCATAAAAGACTATTTTTAGGTACAGACACATCCCCACGGTACATAGGAAGCCAAACATAATGAATCATCTGGTTGGCAATAGCCAAACTGATGGTTCTGTCGTCGTGAGGCGACCCAGCAGTCTTGCCGTTCTCCTTGCGGACATAAGTTCGCAACTCGGCAATCGTCTTGTAGCAATATAGGGTAATGTCTCCATCCCGTAGGGCTGCAGCCAACTCGTCAATAGCAAGAGGTTTTGTCGCACTGGTTGTGCGCCAACCCAAAGTCTCCGACTGTTCAGGGTTACGCTGGGACAACCTACGCTGACGGTAAATATTACGGTACCCATACTTCTGGGCAGCCTTGAGAGTGGTCAAACCGTGGTTGTTGGACTCTACACCCAGTAAAGCCTGATTATACCACCAAGCAATATCCGACAATAACTCACCAAACAAGTCTGGCTCTATATGTCCATGCCAAGTAGCCACAATCTCGCCAGTAGCAGCGTTAATAACATGTGCAGAACTGTAGTCGCCGTGGCTCAAGCCTTCAGCGACATCGGCTCCAATCACATAGACGCAATCAGCCCTAGGAAAATCCCATATGCTAAGATTCCCCTCATCCCCATCACGGAATTCATAGTTTTTATTTGAATACACATGAAGATAACCAACGAGTGGGTCAATAGTGCTAAAAGTGTCAAGCAAGTCAATATCAAACACAGGATTACCAGACTTAACAAAAGCCTCCTCAGGGGACCGTGGGTATTCCTGATGCAACTGCCAACTAGGCATATTTTTTGTTTTAACTTCATACCAATCATCATCACGGTCACCTGCACTCCACGGGAAGAAAATACCTTCAAACTGGTTAGTACCAGTTTGGGAGCCAACCCATAACTGGTGAAAGAAGTTACCCGAACCATTAGCCGTGGACAAACCAATCACACGACCACCCACATCGGCAATCGGCTCAATAGAAGCCCACGCCTCCTCAGGGTTAGGCAAGAAACCCCATTCGTCCACAATAACCAAATACACCGACTCACCACGAGCAGGGTCAGAACCAGAAGGCAAAGATTCTAACGCTGACTCATTTTCAAACACCATCTTCAACTGGTGGTCAGTAGTCTGCTTCGGTCCCCGTTCTTTCATCCACTGCGGAAGAAAACGAAACCCATACTTAGACTTGGCAAGTAGTTTAACCGACTCACGCTCAGTACGACTAAGCATAACTATAAATCTATCAGGACGGAAATACACCAACCAAAAAGCATAGGCAGCAGCCAAAGTGGAGAAACCAATCTGTCGTGCTTTAAGCACAACACTATAACGGGCTGACATCCACACCTGCATTGTTTCTATCTGCGCATCACGCATTTCAAAAAGTATTCGTCCCTTTTCAGGGTGTTTAATACTCCAATAGTTTTCACAGAAATAAACAAACGCATCCAACTGTTCTTCCAATGTAGCGTCGTCTGCGCCTCGGCATTTACGCCATTCTTTTTCATGTATCAAAGATTGTAAATCCACTAGTAAAACTCCATGTTAGAT